GTTTCCTGACAGCCGCCTGCAGGATTTGTTTTAAGCATAGAAACGCACATATAAGACAAGCAGGAGAAAATATATTGATAAAGGAACAAGCTGGAAAGGGCGTGTTTATTTTGAATGTAGAAGAAATGAAAAGAATTGATGTGACAAAAGTAGACCGGGCAGATTTAGTGGATGTGAGGGATGTAAGTATAAACCGATTTCTGAATCAAGAACGGCAAATAAACGACTTTGTAAGCCAGATTAAGAATCCATACTGTTACAAATACGGTGATTACATCGTTAAGATTGGATTTGAGGATACGGAAGTAACACTGACAGACCGTTTAAAAGAATTAGTCTTAAAAACAGCGAATATGATTTGATTTTTGAATCTTTATGGACAAATAGGCAGGCGTATGATAGAATAAAATCAGGACTAAATCCATATGTGGAAACCTGATTTTATGGTCATTTCAGCACTATAAAATTAGGAGAATATTTATGGATAAAAATAATTCATTCAAATCTTATATGGCTGCTGTATATCTCCGTCTATCAAAGGAAGATGAAGATTTGTCGCTTAAAACAGAGAAATCCGAGAGCAACAGCATTGCCAATCAAAAGGCATTGATACTGAAAGAGTTAAAATCTATGCCGGACGTTACCCTGTTCGATATTTATATTGATGATGGATTTACAGGCTTGAATTTTGAACGGCCTGCGTTTCGCCGTATGCGGAATGACATTTATGAAGGAAAAATAAACATGGTGATCGTAAAGGACTTATCCCGACTTGGCAGGGACTATATCGAATCCGGGCGCTATGTGAAAAAGATTTTTCCGTCATTAAATGTCCGTTTCGTTTCTGTACTGGATCACTTTGACAGCCTGACAGCTTCACAGAGCGATATGAATTTACTGATTCCGGTAAAAAATTTTGTAAACGATAATTACAGCCGGGATATATCCGGCAAAGTACGGAGCCATCAGGAAGTGATGCGTGAAAATGGTCTTTATGTAGGGGCATATGTGGCATATGGCTATAAAAAGGCAGAGAACGACAAAAATCGGATTGAACCGGATGAATACTCGGCGGATATAGTAAAACGGATTTTCGCATGGAAATTGGATGGCATGAATGCCGGAGCGATTGCAGATAAGCTCAATCAGTTAGGCGTGATTCCACCCTCTGAATATAAGAGGCTTATGGGAATCAATTATAAATCCGGGTTTCAAAAAAATTCTAAGGCACAATGGACGGCAGTGACTGTCACCCGGATTTTGAAAAATAAAATTTACATAGGGGTTCTGGAGCAAGGCAAGCGTGAGAAGGTGAACTATAAACTTGACAAGGTTGTAGAAAAGCCTGAAAGCGAGTGGGCTGTTATAGAAGGCAGCCACGAACCCATCATAAGCCGCACAGATTATGAAAATGTGGAACGCCTGTTATGCCGTGATACACGCACCGCTCCTGCGAAGAAAACTTTATATCTTTTTTCTGGGCTGCTATTTTGCGGTGAATGTAACCGCAGTATGGTAAGAAGGCAAAATAAGTACAAACACAGTTCCTATGTATACTACATTTGCTCTACCTATAATAAAGGGAAAGGCTGTACCAGACACAGCATTGAAGAAAGTACATTGAAGGAAATCGTGCTGGATTCCATAAGGAGGCATATAGAGCAGATTGCAGAATTGGATCAGATTTTGCAAATGACGGATTCTATGGAAATTCAATGTGAAGATGTGATAGCAAACGATACGGAGATTCTTGCAAAATACGATGAACTGAACAAATGTAAAAAAATGGAGCTTACATTGCACAAGGATTTGTTTGACGGCATGATTTCTAAAGAAGAATACATACAATTCTCACAAATCTATTCAGAACGTGCAGAAACGATTGAGAAGTCGATTCAAGCGCTCCGGCAGGAAATAGAAACCATTTTCCAGAATGGACTGCTTTCTAATGAGTGGATTCGGAAATTTGCCAGTAACAGGAACATAGATGAACTGGACAGGACTATTTTGCTTTTACTCGTTGAAAAAATCATCATACATGAAGATTGCCGGATAGAAATCATTTTTAAATATGATGATAAATATAAGACTGCCTGCCGGATTGCAGAGAATCTGTCAGAGCCTGCAAGACAGGGGGTGAATGGATCGTGGCAAGAACCGCAAACAGGTATTTGAAAGCACAGCCACTCGCAGCACGATCCAAAGAGATTTTTCTTGCGGGGAACTATCTGAGGTTATCTGTGGACAGCGACTATACGGGAAGTGATTCGTTGGAAAACCAACGGAAACTTGCAAAAGAGTACGCAGAAAAAAATAAGGATGTATCTATTGTAAAAGAATATATTGATGACGGAAAATCCGGAACCAGCTTTGATCGCCCGGCATTTACGAGAATGATTGATGATCTGAAACGGAAAGAAATAAATTGTGTGATCGTAAAAGACTTATCACGCTTCGGGAGGGAGTATATCGAAGCCGGAAATTACATTGAAAAGGTGTTCCCGTTTTTGGGAGTGCGCTTTATTTCCATTGTGGACAGATACGATAGTTGTGATGCAGGATGCGATAAAGAACTATTGCTGATTTCGTTAAAAAATCTGATGCATGAAATGTATGCAAGGGATATTTCAAAAAAAGTTGGCAGTACATTTCATATTAAGCAGGAAAAAAGGATGTTTTACCGTTCGTCAACTATCCCTTATGGATATAAGATGGATGAATCGAACGAAAACTATTGTATTGACGAACCGGCAGCAGAGATTGTAAGGCAGATTTTCAGGCGGTACAGCCAGGGAACGTCCAAATATGAGCTTTGCAGGCAGCTTTACCAGAACAACGTATTAACACCGTCACAATACCGCCAGACAGGAAGAGTTTTTAAGAGTTCGGAAGATACGTTGAAAATCTGGCAGTCATCTACCATAAACCGGATTTTAAAGAATCCCGTTTATATGGGCGATGTCTTGCGGCATAAGACGCAGCAGAGCTTTTGTGAGGGAAAGAAATCGGCAAAAGTTCCGGAGGAAGAACAAATACTGCTTACAGAAAACCATCCCCCGATTGTGGATAAAGATACTTTCCTGTCTGTCCAAAACAGATTAGCACAGATAAAAGAAGAATTTGCCGCTTATCGGATGCATTCTGATGTGATTGCAAAATCTAAAGTATTTGAGGCCGATGTACTGGAGAATAAAGTGTTTTGCGGCAGTTGCAAAGCCGTTATGGTAAGAGCCGTGGAATACCGTAAAGTAAATGAAAAAACAGAGCAATATAAAGTGTACCGCTGCAGTACCCACAGAAAAATCTCAGACTGCTGTGATTCCAGATATATAGAAGAACAGGCATTGTGTGAAATCCTCTACTGTACCATCCAGGAGCAGTTACTGCTGATAAAAGGATTAAAGAAGCAAATTGAGAACGACGTACAATTTTCATTTGAAGGTAAGTTACGGCATATCGAACATGAAAAACAGCGGATCACAAATCGAAAAGCTCTGCTTGAACAAGAATATCTGGAGCAATATGCCAGATACACTGAGGGGAGATTAACCGTTGATGAATTTCATGAATTTCGGAAAACTTATATAGGCCAAAAGAAGTCCTGTGATATGCAGGCAAAGGAATTAGAAATAGAAGAAAAGAAAATCAGAAAAAAAAGAACATCCATTAAGAAAATGTTTTCTGCATGGATGGCACTGGATGGTGAAACCCGGCTGACAGAGGCTATGGTTCATTGCTGTATTGAACGGGTGGAAGTATTCCAGGACAAACGGATTGATATACGGTTAAGCTATCAGGATTGCTTTGCCATGTTAGAAAAATGGACGGAGGGAGGGAAATGATTCTATGATTATGGCGTTATATATGAGGCTTTCAAAAGAAGATGATGAAGTTGTGGATGAAAGTAACAGCATTACAAATCAGAGGTATATACTCCGTAGATATATAGAGCGGATGCCGGAACTATCCCATTATAGGATTGTGGAATATGTGGATGATGGGTACAGCGGTAAGAATTTTGAGCGTCCTGGTATTGGACGGCTCCTGGAAGAAGTAAAATCCGGCAAAATTTATGGAATATTGGTCAAAGACTTTTCACGCTTCGGGAGAAACCATATTGAAGTGGGAAATTACATTGAAAAAATATTCCCCCTGTTAGATGTAAGGTTTATTGCCGTGAACAACCATTTTGACAGCGCAGATTATATGGGAACAACACCGGATATGGATGTCGCTTTTGAAAACCTGATGTATGACTATTTCAGCGAAGAAAACTCTATAAAGATTAAAAGTGATCTCTTCCATAAAAGGATGCGTGGAAAGTATATGGCAACTTTCGCACCATATGGCTATAAGAAGTCACCGGAGGATCATAATAGGATTGTAATAGATGAAGAAGCGGCTGATGTAGTAAGGCTGATTTTTCGTTTATATGAGGAATGCGGCGTAAAAGCGGAAGTGGCAAAGCATCTGAATGAAAAGAATATCGCAACGCCACAAGAGTACGCAAAGAAAAAAGGCATTGCAAAACACTGGAAATATGAGCAGGAGAAAAAATTCTGGAACGGCTCTATTATAGGACGGATATTGAAAAATCCCATTTATATCGGGAATACCGTTTTTCACAAAAAGGAAGTGATTGAGGTCGGTTCTAAAAGGACAAGGTGTCTGCCGCAAGCTGAATGGGAAACCTGTGAGAATACGCATGAAGGAATTATTCCCAATAAGCAGTTTGAATGGATAAATAGTAAAAATTTTAAAGCTAGCAATTATTTAGAAAAAAAGAAACCAGAAAAAGATTCTGCCATATCTTATGAAGGGGCTGCAAAAAAGGATTGCACAGTATCAGATCAAGGAACAAAAAAGTATGATTCCGTGGTATACTGTGAAGGAGAGAAACGAAAAAGAGGGGACAAGGATTCTCCCATCAAGGGAATTGTAAAATGCGGCGGCTGCAGGCACCATATGATCCGTCGGAACAGGCGGAACGCTTCTTATTACTGTAGGCATTACTATGAGATTAAGGATTCCGGATGCTGCTCGGAGAATGTGAAAGAAACAGAGCTGATGGAGATTGTCAGAGAGGCAATTTGCAGGCAGGCGGCGTTGTTCGCTGACCGGAAAGAATTGTCCAGGCTTTACCGGGATGTGGCGAAACAGCAAAAAGAAAAAACAGCAAAAGAGCAGGAATTTCTCCGGAATAAAATCCAAACGTGCAAGAATGAGAACTTTATCCTGTATGAACAGTATAAAAAGGAAGAAATTGACCGTTGTAAATTCCAGGAACAACGTCAGAAGAATTTGAGGATGTTAGAGGCATATCAGCAGCAGCTTGGGCAGTATGCAAGGGATGATGAGGAAACAGATGTAGATAGATCTGGTATTCTCTCTTTATTGGAGGGAAAAGAGAACTTGTCAGAATTAACAAAGGAAATCGTGGAGCAGCTTGTCTCCGCTATTTATGTCTATGGAAATGGGCAGGTGGAAATTGTCTTTAAATTTAAAGATGAACTGGAAAGTTTTCTTGAATCGACAAACAATTCTATGGTTCAAAAAAATATTTAAAAAATTCGTGTCAT